CGTTCTTCTTCTTTTCCCAGACGCGAACCTTGCGGCCACGCTTCCAGACCGTGACGCTGTACTCGGCGGTCAGCTGGTCGTAGTACTCGTCCTGCAGCCCTTCAGGGAAATGGGTGGCGCCCGGACCATCGGCCCGGCTGTAGCGGCTGGCCAGGTAGTCCTTGGCGGTATCAGTACCGATCAGCCACATCTTGGCGCCGTGCGGCATGACCTTGCCCATCCAGTTCACATCGACCAGCGTCGGCTTGACGGCGAGGATGGGCTTATTCGATGTTGATGCGCCCTTGATCGCATAAACATGCCGGTGCTGGCGGGTGCGCGTGAAGTTGTACACCTCGTTGGTGTGGGAGCCGCCTGAGTCGACAAACACCGCCGCGATGCCGATCTCGCGCCCGCCCGCATGGCGGTACTTCCCCTTCAGTAGCACGTCGAGCTTGTCCCAGGTCGCCTGCTCAGCCGGCGATGCCCATATCACCTGGTAGTCGACGATCCAGCCTTCCATTCCCTCGCCCCAGGCCTCCACCTTGAGCTCAAGGCGGTCGTTCTGCGTGTCGACGGCGCCAGTCAGCAGCAGCCCGCCCATCGGAACCGTGCCGAGCTTGTAGCCGCCGGCCCGCTCTTTCAGTTCGGACGCCTTGGTCTGTTCCTTCTTGCGCTCCCAGCAGCGCGCCAGGCGCGTGTTGTAGAACACGATCATCAGCTCGTCGCTGCCCTCGTCGAGCTTGGCCCGGGCGGCGCGGTACTCGAGCAGCAGCGCTTTCCACGGCAGCCAGCCGTACGGCGCAAACATCGCGCTGATGGTGAAGCTCTCGGTCTCGCCATCGCCGGCTACGCCGGCCGACCACGCACCGCGCGCGAACATGCGGTTCTTGTCGGTCTCGCACATGTACGCGCCGCACTCGCTACACGGGTAGATCGCCTGGCCATCGTCGTCCTCCTGGAGGCGCTCGAACACCAACGGCTGCTCATGCCCACAATGCACACAGTCGGCCAGCGCCTCACGCCGCGTACCCTGCTTGAACAGGCCCTCGATGATAGAACGGCCGGTGACGGTCGGCGAGCTGGGGAAGTAGCTTTTGCGGTTGCGCTCGAAGGTTGTCTGGCGCGCCTTTGCCAGGGCGACGGGATCGCCCTCGCCGTTGACGTTGCTGTCCGCACGGTCGACCTCATCGAACAGCACGCGGCGCGCCGGGATCTCGGACAGGTTGGCGGCAGCGCCGGCGGTCACGATGTGCAGCGAGCCGCCGATGTATTCCTTGGTGTCGAGCGTATTGACCGAGTCGCGCGCGCGCGGCGCAGCGACACGCTCACGCACCGGCTGCACCGCGGCGATGGTCTTGCTGACCCGGGCGCTGGTACGCTTGGCCAGCTTGCCAGTCGGCAGGATCCACAGGAAGTTCGCCGGCGACTGGTGCACCGAGCAGCAGAACCAGTTCAAGCCTACCTGTGTCTTGAGCATCTGCGACGCCCCCATCAGCGCGACCACCTTGCATGGGTGGTTGTCCGACAGAGCGCGCATCACCTCGCGCGCATGCGGGGTGCGCTCGGTGCGGTACTTGCCCGACTCGTTCGCGCCCGACTCCTTCGGGATGATCATGTGCTGATCGGCCCAGGCGTCGACCGTCATGTTCGGGTCAGGCAGCAGGCCCCGCGCGATCGCCGGGCGCAGGATGCTTGCTGCTGGCGTCAGGCCAATCATCCGGCGTGGTCCTCCAGCTGCACGCCCAGGCGCTCGCTGAACGAGTGGGCCATGCTCTCCAGCAGCGCGCGCATCTCGCGCTCGATCACGTCCTCGCACTCCTCGGCGGTACGCAACGGCGCAACGTCAGCAGCGATGCGGCGGGCGCAATTCATGAGGCCGTCGCGCAGCGCGCGCGCCGCCTCGAATGCCGCAGCGTCGACGTCGGCCTTGAGCAGGAACTGCCCCGACATCTCGGCCAGCTTGATCTCCGCAGCCGTGGCCTCCGCTGCCTCCCGGCGTGCACGGCTCGTATCGTATCCGGGAACCTGCGCTGGCTTGGCTCCGGACTCCGCACCTCCCGCACCCGCCGGGGTGCTGGCGGGCGCCTCATTTGCCATGGGGGCAGGTCGTTGGGCATTCGCGCGCGGGCGGGTGTGTTTCTGGTACAGGAGCGTTGCGTAATCCGGGTCCACCTTTCCATCGGTGACAGGGATGCCGCACCTGGTCACCGCCTCGTGCGCGGACTGGCGCGAGATGCCCACGGTTCTAGCCCAGGAGGCAACAGTTGTCAGGTTTTGCGTCATGTGAATTCGTTGTCAGGTGAATTGTCAGGAAATGTTTATTTGGTTCGCTAGCGCGATGACGGGGCCTGAATTACCCTTGCTTGCCCTACCCCAGGAAGAACCTAACCCCCGGGGAGGGGGGGTAGCCCCGCCTCCTCAGCTGCCGGCGCTCCCAGGGCGCGGCCGGTTGAACTCGGTCTCGAAGTGCACCGGGAACCGCTCGTCGATGGTGGCCTGGCCAACCTCGTGGAAGCGCAGACGCTTCTGGTACTGGGTCTGCTGGACGAAGATGAAGAGCGGCTTGATCGCGCTACCGTGCGCGAACTTGCGCTTCAGGTAGATGCCGGGCAGCAGACCCTTGTTGCCGTTCGGCAGAGCGAAGTAGGTGACGCCCTGGCGCGCGATCGTGCGGTTCGAGCGCTGGCTGCCAGTGGCGCGCGACTCGTGTCCGGCCCCGCGCTGCAACTTCAGCTGCGACAGCATCTGGCGGATCTGGCCGCGGCGGACGTTGCCGCTGGCGTCCAGGTCGGCGCCATCGCCGGGCACGGCAAACCAGCCCTGCGGCATCATGCCGTTCGCCTGCAGCATCCGCTCCATGCCCTTGTGACCGCGCGCGCCGCCGAAGATCTGCGGACCGAGGAAGCGATCGGCCGGCGTGCCCTTCCCCCATGGATCGTCCTTGACCCAAACCCGCGCCTCGAGGCGGTTCTTGTTGGCCGACTTGAGGAACGTGCCATTGAGCGCATAATTGGTCGGGCGGTCAAACACGGAGCCCATCTCGGCCTTGATGGCGGCCTGGACGTCCTTGGCGGTACGGGTCAGTGCGATCGCCGCGACGACCGGGCCGCGCTGGCCAAGTTCGGCGATCCTGTTGGCCACCGCTGGAAAGTCTGTTCGAATGCTCATTCGCATGGTCCTGCTCCTATTTTTCCGGCTTTGCCGACTGTTCTTCAAACCCTGCAAGCCTGAAACCCTCATGGATACTGGCTCTTAGCAGGGTATGCACACATGCAGGGTTGTTTATGATGTGACGTTCAAAAAAAACACATTGACCCTAATTCAATTACTCGCGCCTACGTGCGCAAAACCCGGCAAACCCTGCATACCCTGCTAAGAACCACTGCCCATGCGGGTTTGCGGCTTGCAGGGTTTGATTGCTACTCTGCATAACCCTGCAATGCGCGGTCCGCACGGACCTTGCCCAGCTCCCGGAACTTGGCGATCTGCTCGTCCAATGGGTGTGGGAAATCGTCGTTCTCAACCACGAACACCATTCGGGTCTTCTTGTGCTTACTGTCGACGGCCACGCTCTTCTTGGCCTTGGTCTCGCGCCCACCGATCAGGCCAGCGAACTTGCACAGCGTGAGCGGCTTCTCCCCGCTCTTGTCGCACCACCGCTTGTAGATGATGTACAGGTCTTCCGAAAGGCAGGAGCAGTACGGTGCATCCAGGTAGCCGTCCTTCCAGGTCCGATGGAACGACATCCAGCCGGCCAGGCCGAACTCGATCACCCGCTCTTTCGCGAGGGTCATCGGCGGCTTGGAGTGCTCGTTGAAGTCGTCCAGGGGCAGCGTGAGCAAGAAGTGGTAGAACGCCTCGATGGCGCCCTGGGCGATTGCGTCCTTGACCTGGTTGTAGAAGGCCGGGTCCTGCTTGCGCCTGGCCTCAATGACCATGAAGCGTCGGTCTTCCAGCTCGATCGGGATCGGCTGCGGCTCGTTGGAGAGGAATACCGAATTCATGTGGTTGCGCTCGTCGCGCGCCGGCAGGTTCTTCTCGTTGATGTTCATGGTTTTGCCGGTGATCATGTACTTGAGCGTGCCGTTGTGGCTGTACTTGTCGTCACGCGACAGGACCTCTTCGAACAGCACGAAGAGCTTCTTGCTGCGCCAGGACGTGAAGGACGAGTCCAACTGGTGCTGACTGGCGACCGTGCCGTAGTCACCGAAGATCGGGAGCATCACGCCCTCGAAGAACAGCGACTTGCCGGTGCCCTGCTTCTCGCCGAACATCAGCAACGCGGTCTGCATCTTGGCGCCCGGGTGCTGCAAGGGATAGGCGAGCCAGCGCAGGATCCACTCCATGTGTTCGTCGGCGCGGTCCTCGGCGTCGCACAGCGAGGCCAGGAGTGCGAGGATTGGCGTGATCAGCTCGGGCTTGTACTGTGGCTTGAGCGGCCAGCCCAGGAAGATGTTCACGTGGCTGACCGGGTCGGCCTGCTGAGTCGGATCGAATACCAGGTTGCGCGCCTCGATCGTCTTGCGCTGGCCGTGCTCTTGCCACTTCCCGGTCAACTCGGCCGTGTAGTCGGCGCGCACGGCGCCCAGCGACATGACCTGCTGGCCGATGCCATCCCAAACCGTCTCGGTACCGCGCAGCAGCGTGAGGTTGTCGAGCATTTCGCCGAGCTTGCCCCCGCTGCCATTGCCCTCGGCGGCCTTGCCCCCGATGAGGGTGGGAAGGGAGTCGCGCAGGATGGTACGGCGATTCGGGGCCTTCTCCCAGCCAGCGGCCAGCTCCTTGCCAACCCACGACGTGAACGCCGACTTCTTCAGACGCTGCTTGCGCCGGCTATCCCACACATCGGTGGTCGGATAGATCAACTGGAAATGCTCAAGCAGCACCTCCAAGGACGGCGCGCGCATGTCACCCTGCATATCGTGCTGAACGTCTGCTGGAGGCACGTCTGGCAGCGGCGCATCACTCAGGTAGGCCGGTGGCTCGTCGCTCGCTTCGGGGGCAGGCGGGGCACTGAGGGAGCGGGAGCGGGCCGCCAGCACCTGGTCACGCACGACATCGAGCGATTCGGCCAGGTACAGGTCGTTGAAGTCCGAATCCTTGCTGTCATCGGCCCGCTCGGCGAACGCCGGGATCACCACCGATGCATTGCCCACGGCACGAGCTGCAGCGCGGGAACGCGACACGCCAGCATTCTCGAACTTCAGCAGCTGGACGCGACGGCCAGCGCGCACATCGGCTTCGATGTACGACGTCTTGGTTGCGTCCTCGCGCCAGGTGGCACGGACGCACACGGCATCGCCACGTTCGTCCACCAGCTCGTGGTCGCCGCCATCGATGACCGGGGTCCATTCGGTGTCGTATTCCTTGAGCAGGAATTCGCTCAGGCGCGCGACCACGCGCATGTCGTCATCGGCCAGGAACAGCAAGTGAGCATCGGGGAATAGCGCGCGCAGCTGTTTTCCGACCGGCAGCAGGTTACCGGCATTAAATGCGACCATGGCCGGCGTATCGAAATCGGTCGCCATGCGCACCGTCTCGCAGGTCGCATAGCCTTCGCCGATTTCGATCAGCGTGGTCTCGGGCGTTAGCCGGCCGAGCAGGCAAGCGCCGCCAACCATGTCGATGCCGCTGCTGAATCGCTTCTCGCCGTCAGCCTGGATGCGCTGCAAGCCGGCCAACGTGGCGCCGGCTTCGCTGTACTTCATCACCGGCACCAAGAGTACGCCGTCGACGTCGACACGCGTCTTCTCGCTCTGGACGCGCTTACGCGCCAGGTAAGGCGAAGGCTGGTCGCTGTCGGCGGCGGCGGTCCACGCTTGGCGGGCACGATTGGCTGCCATCTCAGCCTTGCGCTGCTTACGCTCGGCTTCGGCGCGCTCGTATGCGGCCTGCTTGCGCTCCGCCTCAGCGCGATCTTCGGGCGACACGGCAGCCCAGTCTATCTTGACCGCGATCGAGTTCGGGTCCTGGCCCTGCCAAATGCCGAACGCGCCCGTCACCACATTGAGGCCCGAATCGAGATTCAGCTCGCGCAGGAGATACCACGCCTTTTTCTTCGGGCCGAAACGATGCGACTTGCCGTCGAGGATCGGATGACCGTCTGGAAGGGCCGGCAACCCGGCCATGGCCATCTGCTGGATGACCTCTTCACGCGTCAGCATGTTCCGCTCCCTTCATCGCGCGGGCTTCGGCCAGCATGCATTGCAGATGCGCGAGGATGCGCGCCTTCTCTTCCGGGTTGCGCCAGTCGGGGCTAGGAGGTAGTAAGTCCCAAGGCGCCACGCGCTTCGGGGCGGTCTGTTGCGATTTAGCTGTCATTGGAACGATTCGAAGCGCCGTCGGCCAACGCAGGCCGGCAGTAAATCTGGAACATCAGGGCCATCAGCTCCTGGGTAGTCTTGTGCATCTGCTGGCCAATATCTTCGAGGTCATCGCGCTCTCGGCGGTCGATCTCGCCGTCAGCGATCGCTGCGGTGTAGGTCGCCGACAGCCGGCCCAGTTCGACGTACAGCTCATGGAACTTGCCGTGCAATTCTTCGCCGGTGACGCCCTCGCCTTCCGGCAGCTGGACGAACACGCCGCCAGTCGCAACGGCCACGGCCTGCGCGAAGTGCGACGTGCC